TTTCTAGTAAACAATTTTATCCTATCTTTGTTACTGGTCTTTCTGGTAATGGTAAGACAATGAATGTGTCTCAGGCTTGTGCCCAATCCAAAAGAGAATGTATTAGGGTTAACATTACAATTGAGACCGATGAAGACGATTTACTCGGTGGTTACAGATTGCAAGATGGTCAAACTGTTTGGCAGAATGGTCCTGTAATCGAGGCAATGGAAAGAGGTGCGATACTTCTTCTTGACGAAATTGACCTTGCATCAAATAAGATTATGTGTTTACAACCTATCTTAGAAGGCAATGGTGTGTTTCTTAAAAAGATTAATAAGTTTGTTAAACCTGCACCCGGTTTCAATGTGATTGCTACTGCCAATACTAAGGGTCAAGGATCCGAAGATGGTAAGTTCATCGGTACTAATATTCTTAACGAGGCATTCCTCGAAAGATTTCCTATTACAGTTGAACAGGCATACCCTACAAATAAGATTGAAAGTAAAATCTTATTAAACGTAATGTCAGAAAAAGGTCTTACCAAAGATGCTGATATTAAGTTTGCTAGTAATCTAGTTACTTGGGCAGACATTATCAGAAAGACTTACTATGAAGGTGGTGTTGACGAGATAATATCCACTAGAAGATTAGTTCACATAGTAGAGGCGTTTGTTATCTTTAAGAATAAGATGAAGGCGATTGAGATGTGTACTAACAGATTTGATGTTGATACTAAAACATCATTTATGGACTTATACTCTAAAGTAGATGGCGGAGAAGACGTGACTACTTGGAATAGTCCAGTGTTAGATACAGAAGAAGATTCCAATGATAGTGAGGAAGATAATCCTAGTTATTAGGATAGAATATCGAAATCTATCTCATAATGTAGTGGAGTGGCCCTTGTAGTCGGGGCCACTTTTTATAGCTTGACAAGATTACAAAAGTAGTGTATAATAGATAATTATGACAAAAGTAGTAGTAAGAGGAAATAATGTTGAGAAGGCCATAAGAGTTTTGAAAAAGAAACTTCTTAAAGATGGTCTCATGCGAGATTTAAAAGAACGCCAATACTATACTAAGCCTTCCGATGAAAGAAAAGAAGCAAAGAAACAAGCAATCAGGCGTTTTAAAAAAGAACAAAAACTTCGAAGTTTAAAAAACGGAGTTTAAAAGAATTACTTGATATGAATATGTTGCCCATATCAGATAATGTAATAATCAATTAGGCGACACAACTTGAAAGGGTTAATTAATTATGGGTAGAAAAGCCTTAACTAAAAAACAGAAGGTACTTAATTTACTATCAACCGGTAAACCAGTTGATTGGAGTACTATGAGAAAGAAGTTTGATTTAACATCACCTAGGGCGATGGTAGACCAACTAAGAACAGAAGGACATATGGTGTATATCAATACGACATCAAGTGGTACTTCGTATCGTCTAGGTACACCTACTAAAGCTATTCTGGCTGCAGGCGTAAACAAGGTATTTGGTAAAGGCGGGACATTTGATTCTGTCAATACTTCAATATCTGCAATCGTTGCCGCTGGCATCAAGGCTGTATATGGTAGACAAAAATTCGCTTACAGTAATCAAAAAGCGTAAGTCTATCGTATAAATAGTAATGTGAGGCAGTTCGTAAGCCCTGACATTAGAGGTAGAGTGTCTTCCGCAAAGACACCAAATTGGTTTTCGTTGTTTTCTCCCGCTTCACCCGAAGCAAAAAAACAACGTCTTTATTGGTTCATTGGCCTCCGTAGCACGAAAGTGATAGGCGACATAAGAGTCGTTAGTATAAAGAGGGTGAGGCCTACCTCTACCAATAATTTTTTGTTATTGCACTAATAAGTTATATAAATAATTATGATACGCTCAATTAAGAGGTATCGTTATGATAAACTTGCTTAATAAAAGGAGAAAAAATATGACAAGACTATCTATACCAAGTAATATATGGAACGATTTGCGTCCATTTTCAGTAGGATTTGATGACCTATTTGACCACTTTAATAATACATTAGAGTACACAGTTAAACAACCGACATCATATCCACCTTACAACATTAATAAAGTAGATGATTTCAATTTTCAGATTGAAATGGCACTTGCTGGTTTTAATAAAAAAGATATTGAAGTTCAATCTGCTCTTAATCAATTGACAATTAAGTCAGTTGAGAATGATGATAAAGACGAAAAGGAAACAATTCATAGAGGTATTTCGAAAAGAAAATTTAGTAGAACATTTACATTAGCAGATGATGTAGTTGTAAATGGTGCTAAATTAAAAGACGGAATGCTTTTAGTCGAGTTAGAAAAGGTTGTACCAGAGGAAAAGAAACCTCGAACTATTGACATCAAGTAATAATAAATCTCAAGTTGAACCTTGTAGCAATACATCTTCAACGAACTGGTTTGTGATTAATTTTATTAACCATAAACGACAGGAGAAATACTATGTGGACTAAACCTCAAGCGACTGAAATGCGTTTCGGTTTTGAAGTAACAATGTATGTAATGAACAAATAATTATTTGTTTTATTTTAGAGAGACCTGCTTGACAGGTCTCTTTATCTTTGATATAATAAATGAAACTAAACGAGAAGGTATATATTAATATTATGAAACTAAATCAAAACACCCAAAACATCCTAAAAAACTTTTCTGAAATTAATACTAACATATTAATCAAACCAGGAAAACAATTAAACACAATTTCTACTATGAGAAACATATTTGCTAAGGCAGATATTGACGAGTCATTTGATACTGAGTTTGGCATCTATGACCTTAATGAGTTTCTTGCAGTAATGTCTGGACTAAACAAACCTGAATTATCTTTGCAAGATAAGTTTATGACTATCTCTGCTGAAGGTAGTAAGTCAAAAGCAAAATACTTTTATTCAGACCCATCAGTTTTAGTATCACCAACTAAAGAAGTAAACATGCCAGAGGCAGATGTTACTTTTAGTTTATCAGAATCACATCTTACAGAACTAAAAAAGATGGCTGCAATTCTGAAGACACCTGACCTTGCATTAGTAGGAACAAAAGGTGGTGATATTGTATTAAAAGTGTGTGATAAAAAGAACGATACATCTAACAACTTTGATATTGTTGTGGGCGAAGGTGCTACAGCAGATTATACTTTCTATTTTAAAGTAGAGAATCTGAAAATGTTATCTGGTGATTATGATGTTTCAGTATCTTCAAAGTCTATATCTCATTTTAAAAACAAAAAACTACCTATTGAATACTGGATTGCTCTTGAACCAGATAGCACAATTACTAAGTAATTTAAAATATATTATTATGAATGGAGTGAAGAATGAATACAGACTTTTTATGGGTCGAAGAATATAGACCAACCAAGATTGATGATTGCATATTACCGCCATCATTAAAAACACTATTTAAGTCCTTTATCAAGAAAGGCGAATTATCTAATCTATTATTTTCTGGTACACCAGGCATAGGTAAGACCACAGTTGCAAAAGCATTATGTGAAGAATTAGATTGTGACTGGATTATGATTAACGGTTCTGAAGAAGGTGGTATTGATGTATTAAGAAATAAGATTAAAAACTTTGCATCTACTGTATCACTATCTGGTGGTAAAAAAGTAGTTATACTTGACGAGGCAGATTATCTAAATCCACAATCTACACAACCTGCATTGCGTGGCTTCATAGAAGAGTTTCATAAGAACTGTAGATTTATTCTTACTTGTAATTTTAAGAATAGAATTATAGAACCTTTGCATAGTAGATTTTCTAATATTGAATTTAGAATCAATCCAAAAGATAAACCTAAATTAGCAAGTCAATTGTTTTCAAGAGCAACTTATATTCTTAAAGAACAAAATGTTGACTTTGAAGAAAAGGTACTTGCTGAATTAATCAAGAAACATTTCCCAGACTTTAGAAAACTTATTAATGAATTACAAAGATATTCTGTAAGTGGTACTATTGATGCTGGTATACTTGTTAATGTATCAGATGAAAACTTAAAGACACTTGTAACTCACCTTAAAGGTAAAGAGTTTAGTGATATGAGAAAATGGGTTGTCAATAATCTTGATAATGACCCGGTTAAAATCTTTAGAAAAATTTATGACAACATGTATGATAGTTTACAACCAGAAACTATACCTCATGCTGTTTTAATTATTGCTGATTATCAGTACAAGTCTGCCTTCGTTGCAGACCAAGAAATTAACTTGGTGGCGTGTTTAACTGAATTAATGTCACAGGTTAAATTCAAATGAGTTATGACCTTAAAGAATACTTAAACGCTATAAATTTTACAAAGAAAGACTTAATGAAGTCTGAAGATGATTTATGGAAGAAGAAGTATCCACCTTTCATTGTAAATAAAATGTTATCTGCTTTTTCAGATACTATCATGCTTGTAAATGAGATGAATAGAAATCATTTCATAGACAAAGATATGCAATTTCAATTTCTACTAAATAGTATTAGAACTAAGAAACGCTATAGTCCGTTTCTAAGGGCGAGTAAACTAAAAGAGATTGAGTGTGTAAAAGAGTATTATGGATATAGTAATGATAAAGCAAAGTCCGCTCTTGATATACTCACCAAAGATGAGATAAACCTTATCAAGGAAAAATTATATAAAGGTGGGATAAAATGAATGAATTAGATAATAGTTGGGACCCAGGTAATATGCTGGAAGTCCAATTGAAAGAACCAGACGATTTTTTAAAGGTTCGTGAAACACTAACTAGAATTGGTGTTGCCTCTAGAAAAGATAAAAAATTATTTCAATCATGTCATATTCTACATAAACAAGGTAGATATTTCATTGTGCATTTTAAAGAGCTGTTTGCTCTAGATGGCAAAGAAGCAAACTTGACAGATAATGACATTGAAAGAAGAAACACAATAGCACAATTGCTAAGTGATTGGGGTTTGATTGCAGTTATTAATACAACGATTGCAGAAAAGAAAGCACCATTATCACAAATCAAAGTTTTATCATTTAAAGAAAAGGGTGAATGGGACTTACAAGCAAAATATAACATAGGTAAAAAAGTCGAAGATGAAGGCACCGAAGTTTAAAGAATTTATATCTGAAGCACCAGAAAACAAAAAGTATAAAATACTAGTTGTTTCTGCTGACCCAGCACCTGCAAAACAAAAATTGTTTCGCACAGCAAGAAGAATTACTGAAGAAGCAGAAAAGTTAGGACATAAAGTTTATGTCGTTCAGGTTGAGGGCGCTTTTATTGATTATGAAGATGGTGTTTATAAAATATATAATCAAGGTGATAAAAAAGGATTTGAAATAGATCGTTCAAATACTGTAGCAATAATTCGTGGTTCAGTTAGACTAAAAAA